AAGATTTGTATCTCAGATATTACCAGGACTGGTTAAAAAATATTCATATCAATACACAGGTGAGAACACAGAAGTTGAATCAGTAGACATACAACTTCACAGTGGATTCTTTAATGCAGTATCACCCGGCGTTGGCACTTATTATGCAGACAACAATTTTATGTTTGAATCAAATGCAGAGTCAAATGAACTAGCGAGAGAATGGGTTGCTAATCCACATAGAGACACAGGGAATTCATCAACAGTTAGATATTTAAGTGATGTGAAACTAGACAAATTTAATGTTAACCAAAATTCTATTTTTAGTCACACAACAATTGGTGCAACAGGACAACAAGTAAACGAAACAACTACTGGGTCTAAAATTGCAGCGGCAGCATTGGCAGCGCATGCAAATAGATTAGTAGATATGCAAAATTTAAAAGTAGAAGCCAAAGGCGATCCAGTCTTTTTGGGAACAAATGGCAAGAACTTATTTAACACTATTTCTGATTCAGTATACATGGCATTTGTAAACTTTCAACCCGACCCAGAAGACTTGTTAACTTTCCAAAGAAGAGGCCCAGTGGATTTGATAACTACTGGTATATATAAAATTACAAATGTTCATAGTAAATTCCAACAAGGAAAATTCTCACAAACAATTGAAGCGTATCGAGATCCAAACAGTACTCCGTTTTTATTACTCGATACAATAATGAAACTAGAGGTAGACTAATGTCAGGCGCAGCAGGATCAGGAATAAAAACAACAGGCTTTAATATTGCAAAAAAAGCAAACGTAAGCCAAGGATATAATGTTAATAACATTAGCGGTGTATACGTTGCTGAAGTAATGAACGATGCTGATTCACAGCACAACGGCAGAATAACAGTTAAGATACCAGAACTAGGATCAACAGCAGAACGTATTATACTATTAACAACACCGTTTGGTGGCAACACCAAAATCTCAGAAAGTGCAGACGATCCGACATTGTACGGAAAAAAATCAACAACAGAATCAGGTTCACCAAAAACATATGGAATGTGGCCACAGCCTCCAGCTATTGGATCAAATATACTAGTAGCTTTTGTTGGGTCAATGGAACAAGGATTTATGCTAGGATATATTCCACCACATGATAGAAATGCAACAATGGGTGGTTGCGCTAGTGGGACGGCGTATGACGGCAAGGGTGATAAAATATTAGCTCCAACAAGTGAAAGTAATTTAAATGATAATCTTGATGCAGAATGCAGACCTGCAAACCCTGTGGCATTAGAACACTTAACCGAAGCTGGACTACTTGAAGATTATGTTAGAGGACACAGCCAAAGTGGTGCAAGACGAGAAAGTCCTAGTAACGTATTTGGCATTACATCAAAAGGTGGCCACGTATTAAGTTTAGACGATGGAGCCGAAGATGGAACTAGTGATAATGTTAGAATAAAAACAGCTGGTGGACACACAATATTACTCGATGACACTAACGGATTTATATTCATTACTAACAAAGGTGGTAGCGGTTGGATTGAAATGGACGCAGAAGGATCAATTGATATATACAGCCAAGGCGGCGTTAACGTTGCAACAGATGGCGATTACAATGTACATGCAAAAGGCAGTATCAATATGCAAGCCGATCAGGGAGTTAACATTAAAGCTGCTGGATCTGAAGGACTCAAGTTACAAAGTCAAACTGGTACAATTGACTTTCATAGTGCTATCGATATTAACAGTAGTGCGCTTAGACAAATTAACACGACATCAGGTAGCAACATGTTCATCAAAGGAACACGTATTGATTTGAACGGTCCAGTTCCAAAAGCAGCAGTAGAAATTACTAAGCAATCACATATGACAAATACAAGTGTTACAGAAAGTGCCGCTAGTCGTGTGCCTGAGCATCATCCATGGAAAGGTGCATCAACAACACAAGAAGAATATACTCTACCCAAAGGGGATTCAGTTTCATGACAAAACTTACTTTATCAAACACATTAACACAAGAAGACTTATTAGCATTTGATTTATTTACAGTTACTGATAGTGTATTGGCTACTACCGAATTGCCTATTAAAAATTTAGAAGCAAGTAGTGCTATGATTAATTTAATGTTACGTAAAATTAAATGGAAGGCGTTTTCTTATAAGGATGTTAACAATGTTGTAAAAATTGGATATAATCTAACAGATGGTATTAAAGGTAAAGGCCTAACAGAAAAAGAAGCATATAAACTATGGATTGATGTATTCAAAGAAACTGAAAGAAGATTTAAAGAAGTGTTTGTGTTAGGTTCACTAAGCCAAAGCCAGTATGACGGCATGCTAAGTTTGTATTACTTAACAGGCGATTGGACTACAGTGGGCACAGAAGAAAGAAAATTTAATCTATATGATTATGTAAAAAACAAACAATGGAACTACGTAGCAACTGCTATGACTCTTAGTGGTACAAACCGTCTAATGAGACAAGCAGAAGCAAAAGTTATTATGCTTGCTGACTACGGAATAAAACAAGACAGGTCGTTAATTAGACGACAAGGAATACAAGAAATAGCAAACAGATACCCAGGAAGAATGCTAGACGACACAAGTAGAGCCCAGGCAGAGTATGTTTATTATGCAATGACTAGTAGGTTCTTACCACACATGTCTGAATCAAGACAACGGATATTATCATCTCAACTTAATAAGTAAAAAGGACTACAACATGCATGCAAGTGTATTACTTTTAAACGCTGATGCAACACCTTTAAGTCTACTACCACTTTCTACGATTAGCTGGCAAAATGCAATTAAGGCAATGTGGGGCAGTAAAGTTCACGTATTAGAAAATTATGAAGGAAGGTTCTTACATACGTCTACATTAGAAATACCATTGCCTAGTGTTGTTATGATGAACACTTATCACAAACCTCCATCTAAAGCAAAGTTCTCTCGCAAAAATGTATATCTCAGAGATGGATATTGTTGCCAGTACTGTGGTGGGTTATTTCATTATCATGAGTTAACAATTGATCATGTTATCCCAAAATCAAAGGGTGGGAAGCTAACATGGGAAAATAGTGTTGCTGCATGTGGTTCTTGTAATGTTAAAAAAGCAGATAGGCTATATCCTAAACCAATAAGAGAACCTAAGCGCCCCACATGGTTTCAAATAAATCACGCATCTACTTTCCATGATATTCATATTCCTGATACAAATTGGAAAAATTATATCAAATGGCCAGAAGAGAAGCTACATTTAGCAGATAACATCACATTATACTAAGGATTAAATACCAGTATAATTAAATTGATAAATACTTGTATGAGTAATATAGTAGGCTACACCACAGTAAATCAAACAAATGCAAGTCTAAGATTGAAAAATCTAGAACTTGCTAAACGAGATCTGTTGAACCATTTTCATATCCGTAAAGGAGAGAAATGGACTAACCCAGATTTTGGCAGTAACTTGCCTTATTATGTTTTCCAACCATTGGACGAAACTACAATTGAAATGATTACTGAAGAAGTACATAACGTTGTAACACACGATCCAAGGTTCGATCTAATTAGTGGCAATAGTGTCACAGTTAGTAAAAAAGATCAAAAGGTAACAGTAGCAGTAGAGTTATTATATCTACCATCTACAACTGCAACAGATTTGCAGATTATATTTGACACAGATTTCACTGAAACGGCAGAGTTTTAATTATGGCACAAAATATTAGACAATCAAAACTTTTTGCATCCGAAGACTATAAAGCGGTATACGAATCGTACATCAACGCTAATTTACAAGCATTTGATTATGATACTATTCGATTATCAATGGTTGAGTATGTAAGAAATACATATCCAGAGAATTACAATGACTGGATTGAAAGTTCAGAGTTTGTAGCACTACTTGATGTAGTAGCGCAAATGGGACACAACTTAGCATTTAGAGTTGACCTTAACTCAAGGAATAACTTTTTAAGTACTGCCGAAAGACAGGATAGTGTTTATAAACTTGCAGAGTTTATTGGATACACACCAAGACGTAATGTGTCAGCGTTTGGTGAGATGAAAGTAATCAGTGCAAAAACAAACGAACAAGTGATTGGTAGTGCCGGAACAAGTTTAGGTGGACAAGAAATTAAATTTGAATCAACAAGTAATGTAAATAACTTGGATGATTTTATTGCTGTTATGAATAGTGTTTTACAATTTGGTAACCAATTTGGTAGTCCAAAGAAACAAACAACAGTAAGTAATATACAACAACAGTTTTATGAATTAAACAATACAGCTGGTCAAATTAAGTTTGACGTAACTGGTGTCGCTAATGGTGTATCATCTACATTTAATATTGTAAGTGTAGACTATGAGAATAATATTGTTTATGAAAAAGCACCAATGCCTTCTAGCGCATTTGGATTGTATTATAAGAATAGTGGATTAGGGTTAACAAACAAAGACACAGGTTTCTTCTTTGGAATTAAAGAAGGAACACTAGCATTTAAAGATGTACAAATTACTGACCCAATTGACAATCAAACAATAGATATTAATGTAGACCATATTAACAACAGTGACGTATGGGTACAAACTGTAAACAAAGACGGAACTATTGTTAAGCAATGGACTAATGTAAAGAGTATCGCAAGCTATAACAACACATCATATAATGGTGTAATAGCATCCAACAGAGATGTGTTTAGTGTTAGAACTAGAAAAGATAATCAAATTTCAATTAACTTTGCAGATCAAACGTTTGGTAATGCACCACAAGGGATTATACGTGTATGGTATCGTGTAAGTAAAAACGAAACATATACAGTACGTCCAGCTGATTTAGCAAACAAAAAGATTTCAATCAAGTATCAAGGACTTGACGGAAATGATTATGTTGCACAACTTACATTACAATTAAAAACAAGCATTACATCAGCAAGTACTGCAGAAACATTAGACAATATTAAACAAAATGCTCCGTTAGCATATGCAAGCCAAAACAGATTAGTTACAGCAGATGATTATAACACATTGTTCTCATACCAGTCAGCTAACGTAGTAAAAGTTAAAAGTCTTAACAGAACATTTAGCGGACACAGTAGATACGTTGACTTCACTGATCCAACAGGCGAATACAGTAACTTATTAATTAATGGTGCTGATGGTCGTTTGTATGAAGATAATAGTATTAAAAGTCAAACTACTGTAGTTGGTATGAACAAAGATTATATATTTGAGAAGTATGTAAAAAGTCAGCTAGGCGACTTTGATCTTATTAACTTATACTATACAAAGTTCACAAGTGCATTTAGTGCATTAAAGACAACAACTTACTCATATACACCAAACTTAACATTTGGCGATGCAAACTTTACTATAGATGGATTCATTTGGACTGTACCTGGCGGAAATGTTTATAACGCAAACACTGGATATTTTTTAAAGAACGGTGTTAATGTAGAGCGTGTAGGTAAATCACAAACAAATTATTTAAATCAACTTAGAACCGGCGCAATGGTTAAATTCATTACACCAACTGGAACAACAGTGTGGAGTAAAGTACTAAACGTATTTGGTTACGGATTAGGAATTGATGGTACACAACTTGGAAAAGCAAGTGGATTAAAATCAAGTGGACTTGGCGCAATTACAATGGACGCAATGGTACCAACCGGTAGTGTTATTGATGTTATTGTACCAGCGTTCGCACGTTTATTTAAAACAAAAGAATCAAACATTATTAAAACATACCTTGATGCAAAAGTATCGTTTTCACTTAGATATGATTATAAGAACCAAAGTTGGGAATTAGACAACACACCTGAAGCATACGTAGCTAATTTTGATAGCCATGCGTTTGGGAATACAGATACCAGTTGGTTAATTTACTTTAAGTTTGATTCAAACAAATATAATATCTATACAAGAACTACAAAATATATATTAAAGAGTGCTAGCGTAGCATTTACTAATGTTAGTTTAAATTCTGGACTTGATTCACTTACAAAGAAAAAAGCACAAGATACAGTTGAGTTTACTGTTAATAATATAGTTGGCGCTGCAATCAGCACCACAATAGGCAAACTGAATGTAAGCGGAGTTGCACAAGATGCAAACGGTGTCATTGATGCATCACATGTTTACTTGTCATTAGTTGATGATAACTATGATAATAGACCAGACAATCCATTAGTGTTCAGCGAACTTACTAATCCATTAAAGATAAGCCCACCACCTACACCAGTTATTACTGAAGGTGGTATACAATATACTGGGCTTGATAATTTAAACTTTGTATGGAAGCATATTGCTGCAGATAGAGAAATTGTTGATCCTAGCTATACAAACATTATTGATGTATATGTATTAGACAAAACATATGATGCAACATATAGAACATGGTTACTAACTAACGAAGGATTAGAACCACTTCCACCCACAAGTAATGCACTAGCGGCTAGCTTTGTAAATGTTGAGAAACAAAAAACAATCAGCGATACAGTAATTTATAAGCCGGTTAAATACAAGACACTGTTTGGACCAATTGCACACTCATCTTTACGTGCAACGTTTGATGTAGTGAAAGTAAAAGGAAGTAATGTTGTTGATAGTGAAGTTAGAGCAAATGTTGTTAAAGCAATTACAAAGTTCTTTGCAGTTGAAAACTGGAGCTTTGGAGAAACATTTTACTTTACAGAATTAGCAGCATACGTACATAAAGAAATGTCAATGACAATTAGTAGTTTTACTATTGTACCGCATGGATCTTCAAGTGTGTTTGGTGAACTGTTTGAAATTACACCAAACATTGATGAGATGTTTATACCGGATGTTAGCATAGACGATATTGATATCGTTACAAACGTTGTTACAAAAACAAATTAGGATAAGATTTAATGTCTAAGAAAAATTCAGGAAGTTATAATACTCCAAAAATAAAATCGTCTAGCTTACTACCTCAGGTTTTTAATACTGATGTAAATAAAAAATGGCTAGACAGTACATTAGACCAGATGATTTCAAAAGGAAGTCTCAAAAATGTTGAAGGTTTCATTGGAGATAAGTCAGGTAAGAATAGAAATGCTAATGAAATTTATGTAGACAAACAAAAACTATCACCTACAATTACTGTTAAAGATGATAATAAAAAACTATTAGATGCAATAACTGTAGATGATATTGCAAACTCAATTAACATTGATGTTTCAAATTACAACTACAATGCAGCATATGCTACAAAGCAATACAGCTATCGTCCACCAATTAACATACATAAGTTTATAAATTACACAAACTATGCATGGGTAGACCAAATGCCAACATACGAAAGTGTGAGAACACTTAATGTAGCAACAGTTGATGCAGCTAATGCAAACATAGCAACTGGTACTACCTTCCCATCAAGTCCAGCAAATGGCGACTACTTTGATTTAAATGATGGCGGCACATTAAAAACTCACAAGTGGGATAACACTGTTAGGAAATGGCAAGTTAGTAAAACTACAGATGTACTATATTCTAAAAATTCAAACAATGCAGGTTTTACAACAGCTATTAATCCAGTAACACTTTCAGCTAATCAAATAGCATACACAGTTATAGATAACAATAATACATTTGCTCTAGCAGATCAAATGCTTATTAAATTTACAGGCGATGGATGGCACCCTGATGCATATAAACAAACATATCTTGTTTCAGGAACAGGCTCTGCAATAAAATTAATACCTTGGTATAGCTGGGTTAATAACTCTCAAAGTTATCCTGACACTACAAAAACTACAATAACAGTAGGCGGAATTTGGGACGAAACTACAGTATCAATAGTTGCACCAAACAAACTTAGTCCTATTTGGAATGATATTGCAGACGCTTCAAGTTCAGAATATAGAACACACTTCGGCACAATGATATCTTATTATAATGCTAACGCCAACAGACTACCATTGTTTGATGGTTTTATATTTACTAATGCTGAATCAAACAAGACACAATGGATTGAAGATACGCTAGTGGCATTTGGCCCTGAGTGGGTTGATTCAAATAATGCAAACACACTTATAAACCTTGAATACCATAAGCTATATTATACTGGCAGAAACAGTACAACTGGTAATTCTTATGTTGTAAAATTAGTTGATGCTGAGTTTGTTAACGCTACAACTGTTAGACAGTTTATAGTTCCTGGTACATCTGAGGAAACATTATCAAAATATAAACATCAGCTTGTAGGCTTTGATACATTAAATTATGATAAATCAACAGCCGTAGTTACAGCAAAAGATTACGTAGTTTCAACAACTGATAGCCCATTTAAAACTGCATGGAGCAGAAATAACAAATGGACAGATGTTGATACTCTAAAGAAAATTAATAAACTAGTATATGGCGGCATTGGTCTTAAGAAATTAATTGAGCCAGCAAAACTTGCTAGACGACCTATTATTGAATTTGACGGTAAGTTAAATTTATTTGACTGGGCAGACAACTTAAATGATAATCAATGGTTGGGCATCGCAGACTTTATAATTAAGCCAACAGGTGACTATGCATTAGAAACTGTAGGTGGCGTACTTAGATTTGCTACACCAGCTAAGGTAGAAATTAATCCTGTAGATGGTATGCAAATAATATTCTCCGAAGGCACACACAAAGGCCAGATATGGAAAATTACATTAAATGGATCTCAAAAAGAATTAACACCAAACGCAACGTTGGTACAAAACAATGGCGTGTATGTTAGAGAAGCAATTCCAGATACATTAGATCTACAATGGAGCAACAGTGATGCATGGTTTGATGGCACACAATGGAAAACTGGACAACAGCGTAAAGATAATAACCAAATGCCACTGTTTAAACTCTATACAGCAGAAGGTACTGCAATTGAAACAATAGATGGCGCTGTATTTAAAGGTAGCCGTGTGTTTAACTACAAAATAGGAACAAGTCAAATTGATCCTGAACTAGGACACAAACTATCTTATAAAGATTCAAACGGAATAGCTGAGTATCAGTTTGAGAATTACTTATACACTGAGTCTTATTACCAAAATGTTAAATCTATATTTGATAAAGATATTACACATCGTAGAAAAGTTCCAGGACAGTATTTCTTTAAGAACAATAACAAACTGAGTACGTTATATAAACAAAGTGAAAACATTGGAGGCGCTGAAACATTAGTGTCAACTGATGTTACTAGTGTTACAAGCGACTTAACAATTAACACTGGACACAGTTCATGGAGAGCTGATCGTGTAGTACAATTACACCAGCTAGGAAAAGAATGTGTTGTAACAGAAATACAAAATGGTGTGTACTTAGATAAAACAAATATTGCACACACTAACATTTATGTAGGACAAGACACGCCGGTTGTGTTTAACAACTTATTAGAAACAGGCGATGTTAGATTTAAAACTGTAGCAGGTGTTGATATTGAAACAACTCCACAAGACGGTATAAGTGTAACACGATATGGCAGTGACATTACATTAGCAATTACATCATTAGTAGAAAACTTTACAGGTGATGCAAGTGCTAAAGCATTTACAATAGCACAATCACTAAGTGGCACTTACAGTGTCGCTAAGGTTACAGTCAACGGTGAGCGTATTACAAACTTCTCAATAGTTGGACAAGTAATTACATTTATACTTGCACCAGCCCTTAATGCAGCAATTGTTGTTACATTAGGAGTAGTTGATAAACTTGTTATTGATCCTGCAGATGCAACGTTAACAAATGATTATACAATTACACCACTTATTAATTATGATGGTATTAATCACAGCATAGAAATTAATGGAACACATTTGTCGCCTAACAATTATACAGTAAACGCAAACACTATTGTTATTCCAAGATGGCAACTTAAAGTAAATGACATTGTTGATTTAAAATATATAAGCAGTAACAACGCTAACAAAACAACAAATGTTACAGTGCCAAACGTATTGAAACATAACCCAACTAACGAATTAATAAAAACTTTTACACCAAGCGAAACAATTGCACATTGGCAGAGTATAATAAACTCAACACCAGGGTTTGAAGGCAATATGTACGCAACTAATAATTATGAAGCAGTTAATACTCAAACTACATT